ATGACTGAAAAGGACTATATTCCGTTTCTTATCAATCGTGGATTAAGTTTTTTTCAAGATACGGTTATACAAGTCAATGAAATGAATAGGTTACACTTCCTCGACAACAAACTCCAATTCGACTATTTACTAAATAACATTAGACCGAGAAAACGTTGGTCTAAATGGTTGAAGCCTGATAAAATTGATAATCTAGAACTAGTCAAAATATATTTTGGTTTCGGTAATGAAAAAGCAAAAGAAGCTTTAGAAGTTCTCACTAGTGAGAACATCGAAGAGATTAAAAGTAAACTTGCAGAAGGTGGAATGGAGAAATCAAATGAACGCACTCATCGAAGAGATGGTTGAATGTACTCTAACAGAACCAGATGACTTTTTAAAGATTAGAGAAACACTTACAAGAATTGGAGTTGCGTCAAGAAAAGACAAAACGCTGTTTCAATCTTGTCATATATTACATAAACAGGGACGATATTATATTGTCCATTTTAAAGAATTATTTGCACTTGATGGTAAACCCACTAATTATTCAGAGAATGATCAAGCGAGAAGAAACACTATAGCAAACCTATTGGCAGAATGGGGTCTTATCAAATTGGTAAACTCCGAACAAACATCTACTAATGTAGTTCCCTTAAATCAATTAAAAATTCTTGCATATAAAGAAAAAGATGAATGGGCACTAACCGCAAAATATAATATTGGAAGTAAGAAAGTAAATTATGAGTACGGCGAAAAAGAAGGTGGCAAAGAAGATTGATACTACAGCTTCAAAATCACCAATGCATGAAGAAAAATTAAAATTCTTCAAATTAAACGATACAGTACAATTACCAGAATTTGCTACAAAACAATCGGCTTGTTTTGATATTCATGCAAATTTAGTTGAAGGTGAAGTAGTTCAGTATTATCAAGCTATAGCCACTAAACAATTACCTAGAAAGGTTTCGTTTGATATAAATAGTAATAGATCGTTTATTCAACTTAATGATTCGGAAAGAATGTTGATTCCAACTGGACTTATCGCAGATATTCCAGTAGGATTTTCTATTCGATTACATTCAAGATCAGGTCTGGCATTTAAACAGGGAGTTTATCTCACCAATTGTGAAGGAGTCATCGACAGCGATTATGTTGATCCTATTTTTGCAATGGTTACTAGTATTAGTAACGTACCCGTGAGAATATATGATGGAGACAGGATATGCCAAGGAGAACTGGTTCGATGTGAAAAATATACATTGGATGAGTCTGATGAGCCACCAGCTCAGAAAACAGATAGAGATGGTGGATTTGGTTCAACTGGTACGTAATAGTTACATACCAATGTCACATTAATTAAATTACGGAGTATAAATGTTAGATAAAGCAGTAGGATGGATGCGCCAACTTACAGAGGCAGGAATTGCATTGATCGCACTTGGTGTGGTTCTGCAAATCATTTGGCCAGGTGCCGCAGCCATTCCATTTATTGGAATAGACATAGTAGGTAATGTTCTTGGTCTAGTTTCAAAACTAGGTGGAGAAGGCCTAATGGGTCTAGTTGCAGTTTGGGTTCTTTGGGGTATCTATAGCAGAGACTAGAAGAACTTGACAAATCAAGAATCCATGATATAATAGTCTTAAGTGAGTTTTATATTATGGAAACAAAATTCAGGGGGATTTGATCTCTTCAATGAGTGGATGATCCCCTTGTCTTATATTATGAAACAAAGTTGGTTAATTGAAGAAGGTGAAATGAAAACAGAATTTAAGTTAGTGGTAAAGGGCTCTGGTACTTATACAGCAGATTCGTTTACTGAGTTAATTTGGATTGTTTTACGACATCGCTTCCATCACCTATGTAATGGTGAAGGATGGCGTGATTGAGGTTGTCCATAGTGGAAACCTCGCAACTGTCACCCGCTCTAGCGAATGAGGGGTGAATTTATTAATATTCTCGCTTTATAAGGAGGAATTATGGTACAATTTCGCGCATCACACACCCCACTAAACTTTGGTGATTTAGAAAAAGCTCTAGGATTTTCCATAGGGTTTGATTCAATGTTTGACCGTTTGCTTGGAGATAACACGCAATACGTTACAAACAATCAAGGTTATCCCCCATACAATATCAGAAAAAATGGAGACACAAAACACTTTATCGAAATGGCCGTTGCGGGTCTTTCGGAAGATGATCTTGAAGTTGAATTAAAAGAGGGAACTCTTTCAATTCGCTCAAAGCAATCTACAGAGGATAAATCTGATTCTTATGTCCATCGTGGAATTGCTACAAGAACATTTGAAAGGTCGTTTACTCTATCAGATGATATTGTTGTAAAAGGTTGTGATTTAACCAACGGAATGTTAACTGTTGAACTTGAAAAAATAATTCCAGAGGAAAAACGAGCACGTTTGATTCCTATTGGAAAAAAGAAAATCAAGTCGATTAACTAATTCGATGCGCCCACCAGTTTTACTGGTGGGCTTTTTAGTTCACTATATATTACAGAAATAAAAAACTCACATTAGGAGAAAAAATGTGTAATAACGAACATTGTAATTGCGAGAATTGTACTTGTGATCCATGTGAATGCACAAAAGAAACCCCCTGTGGATGTAAATAATAATGGAGAAAAATTATGTTACCACTTGCTGGAATGTTATTCAACGTAGTTGCTGGATTGGTAGTTGACAAAGCTCAAGACCTAGCACATGAACACGTTGAAAAAATGATTGATGATATTCTTCCAGATAAAGCGAAGAAAGAATTAGATAAGGTTTTAAAGGATGATCCTACACATAATTTCGATAATGCCAAAGATGCATTAATGGGAGCCGTAGAAGGTAAACTTCCTATCAATTTAAAAGATGGAACGATTAAACCATTTGAAATAACCTTTACAGTTAAGTATGATCCTACTACTGGATCTATGGACATTGAAAAAACAGGAGTTTTATAATGGCTGAGACTATAAGATTATCGAAGAACTTTGCGCTCTCAGAAATGGTAAAGAGTGCAACAGCAGAACGATTGAGGGTGGACAATTCACCTAGTGATATTCACCTTGTGAATTTAACTCATCTTGCGATACATATTTTACAACCAGTTAGAGATCAGTTTGGTGTTATTACAATCAATTCTGGTTATCGTTCCCCCACATTAAATTCCAAAGTGGGCGGATCAAAAACAAGTCAGCATTGTAATGGCCAAGCGGCGGATTTTGAATCTTTTTCTACGCCAAATCCAGATTTAGCAAGATGGATTTCAAAAAATTTAGATTTTGATCAACTCATATTGGAATTTTATGATGGGAAGAATCCTAATAGTGGATGGGTTCATTGTAGTTACAATTTGATGGGCAACCGTAAAAAAATTATGACTGCTCTCAAAACTAAAAGTGGAGTACAATACAAAAATGGATTTGTTTCTGCATAAAATACAAGAATTTGGAATTAAACTATATCTTCAAGTTTTATTTACTATTGGGGCTTTTCGGGGACGGTCATGGGTTGACAAACATATAAAAGTGTGTTATAATAGATTAGATGAAATTAATAGTGATTATGATAAACAAACCCGAAATTATTGGTATCCTAAAAAATAAATGTCCAAATTTTATACTAGTGTAGTATGTCTTGGAAATTACATTTTCGAAAGAGGAATCGAAGATGGATTTCCTTTTGATGACAAGCACGAATTTAAACCCACCTTATACATTCCCACCAAAACTAAAACTGATTGGCGAACTCTTGAAGATGAGCCAGTAGGCCCCGTTCAATGGGGAACTATCAAAGAAACCCGCGAGGCAATGAAGAAGTATGAAGGCGTAGAAAATATGAAAATCTACGGCCATACTAATTACAATTATTCTTATATTGCGGAAACATATCCTAATCAAGTAGATTATAATTTTGAACACCTCAAGATAATGTTTCTTGATATTGAAGTTGGTTCTGAACAAGGTTTTCCTAATCCTGAAAGTGCAACAGAAGAAGTCACAGCAATTACAACCAAAATAGGTGATGATATTCAAGTTTGGGGTTGTTCTGAATTCAAGAATGGTCAAGAGAATATTACCTATAACAAATGTGGAGATGAGCGACAATTACTAGAACAGTTTGTCATGTATTGGCAACAGAATTGTCCTCATGTAATTACTGGTTGGAATACCAAAACATTTGATACTCCATATTTGGTTAATAGAATTCGTAATATTTTAAGTGAAGCATGGGTCAAAAAACTTTCGCCGTGGGGATTTGTCAAAGAACAGAAAATATTCGGAATGGGAGGTCGAGAAGTCCAGACATACGAAATATATGGCGTATCTGAAATTGATTATCTAGATGCCTATAAGAAATTCACTTATACTAATCAAGAATCTTATAGGTTAGATCATATCGCCTATGTTGAATTGGGGGAAAATAAATTAGATTATTCT